AACTACTACAGGATCTGTTGAAATGTCTTCTAGCTTGTCAAGCAGTACTTCACGCTCAGCAGCCCTTTGTTCCTGCCACTGTCCTACTGCTACAGCGCTGTTACGACCCCAACGTCCGTCTGCTACTACTCCTACCATACCCTGTGCTAGCGCAATTTCGTCCTCAGCAAGGTGACCTTCGAGTTTAGTAATCTGGTTGTCAATGCGAGTGATTTGATCTTCAACTACACCACGCTTCTTATTAATGATTTCTTGTTGTTCGTTAATCTGCGGTTGGATGCGTTCTAGTACTGCTCGGATGCGACTTTCTTCAATAGCAATTTGCTGTTGAATGTTTTGCTGGCCACTTGACCCGCTTGTTTCAAATTGATTAATACGCTCATTAGCATTATCAATAATACTTTGCTCAGCGTCAATCTTTGCCTCAAGCCGTTCGATCTGTGCAAGACTTTGATCACTTGCTGATGTTTGTTCAATATGTGCTTTCGACAAGAAGCCAAAGATGCCCATGCTAGTAATAAACATAAGGACAACTACAGCAAGGCTCAAATACGCTTTAAGCCACCACGTTGCTCGTCCCCAGTAATTGTGAAGCCAAACTGCTGTTACAAGTTTGCCTACTTCAAGTACTACACCCATGATGATAATAGGTACAGTAGCAGCCGCAAAGATAGCAACAAGGCCTGCGACCGAATACCAAATAGCAACTGAGCTAATAGCTAGTGCTGTAATTAAAACTAGAATACCAAATAGCATATTATATTTATTCCTTCTCTTGGTATAAAATCGGAAACTCTTGTTTAAGGAGCTCTGTTAACTTATCTAAATCTTCGGGCGCTGTGTCTTCGCTGTAGTTAAATCCTAGCTGTTTCATTTTTTCTAGCAGTGCTGCACGACGGGCAGTTTCTTCTTGGATAACCGCATTGTGATTAAGTTCTTTTGCTTTAGAAAAAATACGGGTAAACACGCCCGGAAACAAAAACCACGCACCTGCGGCAAATGGCAGTATAGAAATTATAAGATCAATCATTTTTCAATACACTCAACAAAAAAGTCTTCAGTTAACCAACGCAGGTCCTGCGTCTTCTTAGAACGTAGTAGTACATCACCAAACGTACCTGGACGTTTTTCAACAACGACCCATTCTGTACCATGTTCTTTAATACGTTGCTTACCCTTCTTGGTATGCCCTGTTAGATGGTAGATCATTTTACTCGCTTTCTTCAAACAGTTGCTTTGCCGAAACAAACGAACCATCTTCCAACTGAAGTTTGATGTCTGGCAACGAACCGAAACCTAAAATACGATCAATAACTTTTACGCCGCTGATCTCGTTTACCGACCACATGCGGGCCATGTGTTTTTTGAACTCTTGATTCATTGTAGGTATAACCTCTTTGCTTTTGTTATGTTATTATAGTAGCACTACTAGGCCGAGTTGTCAACCTCTACGCATCCTGGCAATCTCAGTTGCGTCCTCTTGACTGAACACTGGCACCATGTTGCTCTTGTGTAGCGTAGCAATGCCTAGCAGCTTACGAGCGCCGTTGTACGTCTTAGGCTCTGCTGGCGCTGCGTGACCGCCTGCGCCTACGCCTGCGCTTGGTGCTGCGTTGCCTTGTCGTTCGTGACTGCGATCACGTTCAAATGGGAGAGTGTTTACAGGCTTCTTCTTGCGAGCCTTAAGTTGATCGGGGTGTGTGCCCATCTTGCGCAGCCATTTGTCGTGTGCAACTGCTGCGGCATGATCATGTTTGGTAAAGCTCTTGGCTTTACGTTTTTTAGTGTTAGTAGTTGTAAGGCCTGGACCGGCAAGTGACATAGTCATAAAAAAACTGCTCCTGCGTTATTGTTTAATAATACAGGAGCAGCTCAAGTTTGTCAATCTAAATTGTTTTAATTAAATTAGAACTTCCAAAGCATACCTACGGAAGTGCTTTCACGATCAAAGTTTTTATCAAACTCAGTAGTAGAGTAAATGTCCATGCCGTCCATCACTTCGTAAGAAACAGTAAGGGAAGCACCGTCGATACCAAAGCCGCCGAAGTCGATAGCAGATGTATCAGTACCGGATAGATCAGTTGCGTTAGCAATGTGCAGGGAACCGTCTACTTTAAGGTCCCACGGAAGAGCTGCTTCAGCACCAACTACTACCATAGAAGTAGTGTCGCCGCCGAACCATTCCCCGCCATCTGGTGTGGTGGTGTATTCGAAACCAACGTAAGGGGATACACCGCCGGTGCTTCCGCCTAGTTCTTGTGCGCCGGCAACAGATGCGCCAGCAGTAATTACCGCAGCAGCTGCCACGGTTGCAATAATAGTTTTCATAGTGTTAACCTCCATTTAAAAACTGCATATTATTTAGTGAATTAAAGATCGTTTTTACGCTCTTGTATTTCTTTTCTACGATCTTTTGTTAATTTAGCAATATCACCTAGTGCTTTACGAGCACGAACGGCTGCTGCCTTAACGTCTTTCTCATCAAAAAGCTCCGACTCTTTAATGTAGTTGTTGAACTCTTGTACAATTTGTTCATGTAGTGTCATAATTTACTCCTTAAACATTGACTCTAGTTCATTATAGCCGCCGATTAACTTGTTGTCAAGAAAAATCTGCGGTACTGTCTTTGCCTGTGGCACAGCCGCAAGCAAATCTTCGCGAGTGAAACCGGAACCGATCTCACGCACCTCATACTCGATACCTTTGGCATCAAGTAACGCTTTTGCCTTTACGCAGAAAGGACAATTAGGTTTACTCCATACTACGTTCATGGCAGAGCAATGCCTGTAGTAGAAGTGGTGTACTGCTTAGCTAGATCAGCTTCAGTCTTTACTACGCAAGACAGTGCTGCCTCACGAATAGTAAATTTGCTGTCTGGCGCTGCGCTAAACATAAACGGCCCAAGGCCGAGGCCTTGTTGCTGAGCTACAAGCATCATTGGCTTGATCAGCGTAATGCCGCCGTTTGCTGCGCTGTCAAATCGACCTACGACTTCTTCGCCGCTTGCTAATTTTACAGACACAATATCACCCTGCTTGTAAGCAGTTTCAATAATCATTGTTGTTTCCTTTAAACATAAACTTATAATATACTAGTTAGCCAAACACGTCAAGTTAGTTATCCACAGCTTTGTAAATTAAAGCTTGTCAACGTGTTTGGTACTTATGCGATCTAGTCGAAAGAGAATAAAGATTCGAATCTCGCTTCTGCTTTTGTTTGATTAGTGCCGTTGAAACTATAGTCGTATGTAAGACCGTCGTGACACACAATGTTCTTTTCCACAATGTGTCGCAAGTCTTCACGCCCGCATAGTAGTCGTTCGCGACACAGTTCGACATTGTCTTGCATAAGGTCAACACCGTAGATAGTGCTCAACGCTTGCTCAAACGTACTGCCGTTCTCCATCTTGCGGATAAGAACTTCGCCTAAGAACTGTCCGTCGCCGCATGAAGGGTCAAGGAACGTCTTATTGGGATCAGTAAACAGTTCTTGAGGCAATTGATCAAGTACTTCTTGCACAAGAGGAGTCGGAGTAAAGACTTCACCTGTTGCCTTTACTCTGCTCTTTTCTCTATCTACGCCGCTCATATAAGAACGGTTGCGTACATGATCAACTATTTGCTTCAATGTAATCAATCTCCTCTTGTGTTAGATTAAAGTGTTGAAAAATAGATTCGTTAGACCATAATACATTAGGATCCAAAAACGGCAACGAGTTATAAAAAGTAGTTGCAAAATTATCATTATTCCAGTAAACATTATGAATAAACTTGTAAAGTTTACTACTAAAAATTGCGTCTACCTTTTCTTGGGACGAATTTTTAAATGTTAACTTACTTATTGTAGATTTACTAGTAACCTTACCGGTAAAATTTAAATCATAATATATGTTTAATTTCGAATAATGGAGACGCTGTGCCATTGAAATTACAATCGACCCTTGGTTTCTATTTTGAAAACCTGTCGATACTTGAGCGAATTGATAAGTATTCTCAGTCTTAGTTTTTTTAATAATAGAAGATGTGATACTGTTAATCTTAGTTAGAGGCATAAACTTAAAAGCGTCAGCATCTAAATTTGTCTCACCTTCTAAATTTTTAATTTTAATTGTAGAATGCGTAACTTTTTTACCACCAGTAACAAAATAACTAAAACTGTCTTTATAGCCGCCGACGTTTGGAAAATGCTTACTGCATTCTTGGATATTTGCTGTAAGCAAGTGTCCTTGAAAGACATCTTTATATAGACGAATATTGCCTTTGATAACATTAGCTGTATGACCGCACCACTTGTTTGGTGTAATCATTGCTAAGTAACCGTGATCACTTAATAAGCAATGGGACTTGTAAACAAACAGTGGCCACAGCGGTTGAGTGCCTGTACCTTTTTGGCTTTGATACGGTGGATTACCAATTATCACATCAAATTTCATATTTGTTTCCCATTCTAAAAAGTCAGCAGTAATTACGTTTTTGTAGCCGCGGCGGACTAAAGCTTTTGTAAAGACTCTGTACTTATCAATCAAGTAAATACTGCTTTGAATATCTTCAATCGAGCGGCCAAGGGTTCTCATTCGACGTACAATAATATCAGCTTCTGTGCCATGTCCAATAGCCGGACATAGAATTTTTACGTCGTCTTTAAGAAGAATAGTGTCAGGAATCTGAGACACGATTTCTTCCCAAAGCTCAGAAGAGTCAGGAGCACCAAGAATACCTTTTGAAAGGTCAGTTACAAAACGCATGATATATACCTTTAGTGATTGCTTATGTTTTTATAATACTATCACGCAAAGGGACTGTCAACTACTTTCTTAGAGTTTTGTACAATGACATCAAGGATCGGCTCATTAAGCAGTTCTTGATCAAGGATCTCGTTTACAATATCGGTACTTACACCGAACAAGTTTTCGAACTCTTTAGCATCGTCAGTGTCGTTGCTAATATTGCTAATACATTCGCGGTATGTGCTGCCGACTGCTGCTAACTCGTAAACACTTGTAGCACTCATGTTTAGCGCTCGCACAGCGTTATTGATAATTTTTTCAAGCTCACGCTTTTCGGCATCAGTAGGCGTACGATCTTTTTGTTCACCTTCTCGAATTTTGTTAGTAGCTTTGATCGCTTCACGAGTCTTTTTGCTTTGCTTGCCGCTAGCAGTGATATTCGCAAGATCGTCAATCAACCCACTATCAACTACACGATTAACATCAACTGTAACATCCGCAATACGCAACAGGCTTTCGTTGTTGCCGAGTAGGTCAAACATATCATTTTCGTCTACTTCAACAGCAGTGCCGTAACGTACTTTAAAACAGTCAATACTAGACAATACAAACTCAGTAGCAGTCGGGAAGTCTTTGTCTTCGCTTTTACCTACTTGTACAATTTCATCAACCAGCAAACGCTCGATGTTTTCAGAACGATTAGGATCAAAACTAATGTCGAAGATATGGCCAACTTCTTTCTTATCGCCTGCGTAAGTTTTGCCAGGTGTAAGGCAGCGGCTTACCTTTTGTACCGTTGCGTCTACTGAGCCACGATCATAGGCGATCACAGTAGCTTGTATTTCTGGCACACTGTAAGAACGAGAACCCATTTGGTTAGCAATAACAATGACACCGTCTTTGCCTGCGAGACGAGCTTCGTTAATCTCTTTAGTAGTTTCGTACTGCGCTTGTTTGTTGTTAGTGTAGTCACCGTTAAGAATCTTAACATGCCACTTAGGCAGCGCTTTGGTAGCAATATCTTTAATTTGCTTCATTTCTTTGTTTTCAGCGCTCACTAGCATCATAAAACAATCAATACTTTCGCCAGTAAGATTGCTGAGATTCAATTCTTGACGTAGGGCTTCGTCTGCCGTTAGACTGTGGAACAGCTTAGTAACAAATGCTTTGTTACCTTGCGGCTTACCCCAAATCTTTGTCCAGCTCGGCTGTACTTTTTCGTCAAGCGCTTCGACTTCTTTCTTTAAGCTATCTACTTCTAGCATATAAAACTTACGTTTAATAATGCTTGCTTTGCTCTTCTCAAGATTTACTTCGCTCTGTTCGAGCTGGCTGTAAGCAGTGTAGATAACACCGTCAGCACGGCCCGAGCCTTTAGCAAGACGCTGAACGTTAGTACCGGATGCGAAAACTTTAACTAGCATAGTGTCTCTTTTCTCTTTACGTTATAATTTATAATACACTTAGTTGAACAAAAAGTCAAGCTTTTTCACTTGTGCCTCAGCGTGAGTACCAAAGTCGCCTTCGTCGGCGAACATAAAGATGTCATCGTTAGCAATATTAGCAATCCACTGATTCTTCACAATCCACTCATCGTACTTGCCGTGTAGCGAAATAGGAATGATAATACGCTGGTTGTTTTCTAATGCCGCGGCTGCTGTTTCTTCAGCATGTTCACTGTTTGCGTCTACTAGCGCAATGTCTTGAAAATCATCAAACTGCGAAATCTCATCAACAAAACTAGAGTGAACGCTAAGCCAGTATGCCGGCAGCAGCATAACACGGTTTCCGTATTTCTCACTGATCTTGTTAAACAGCATCAATGCCCAAATAGTTTTGCCAAAACGAGGACACAAATTTGCGATAACAGTTGACATGTCACCGCTAGTCTCAATAATGTCCATTGCTTCGTCAAGTGCCTTTTGTTGAAGAGTACGAAGCTTAACTTTCTTACGTACTTTCTTGCCTTCGAAGTCTTCAACAATTTTGTCAATATACGCAAACGCATCTTCTAGCGAGTTACCTGGGATCTTAAACCACTCAGTACCGTTGCCTTCAGTGTGATGAAGGCCTGCCTTGGTTAGGATCTTGTGAACATCGTAGTCACGTTTAATTGTTTGAAGATTATTCCACGCACCTAGGTTGATTTTAGATTCGTACTCAGCTGCGCCGCCTTGCTCTCGCATACGTACTTCAACGTCACGAATACTATCGCCGACCTTAGTTAGCATAAAGCCATCAAACTTGTTAATAGCGCTAGGGTAAGTGTATGCGTATAGATTAATCATGTTGTTAATCCTTAGCTAAAGTTTTCGATTTTATTCTTGTCGTAAGTTGAAAAGAATCCTCGATTCCAGTCACCTAATACAACTTCAACACCGAGCTCACGAACAGCCTTCTTCCACGTCATGTGATGCAGAGGGGCGTTAGCTTCGATAAAATACTCGCCTTCTTGCTTACGCACTGTAAAAACGTGTCCAGCGAGTGTAATAGTGTGATTCATTGTTTTGCCTTTCGGTACGTGAATTGGTCTCTTGTTTAACTATGTATATAATAGCAAACAAAAGACCAATCGTCAACCGGAAAGACGGATTATTTTACAGTTTAAATCCTTTTAGTGTGTCATTGCTAACGTCTTGCTTGATACCACCAACAACATAAGATTCAACTTCTGTTTCTTGCGGAGCAACCTGTAAGCCGCTAGAGCTGAGCCAGTGTTGCGTCCACGGTAGTGGGTTGGTGTTAACCGGCGCATCAAAGATAGCGTCGTAACCGATTGCCTTGAGACGACGGTTAGCAATGTATTCAACATATTGGTGTAACAGTGTTTCGTTAAGACCGATCATAGAGCCGTCCTTGAACAAGTATGTTGCCCAGGCCTTTTCTTCTGATACACACTCACGCCACATGTCGTATACTTCTTCGCGGCACTCTTTAGCAATTTCTACCATTTCTGGATCGTCTTTGCCCTGTGCCCACAACTTCAAAATATGCGTAGTTAATGCCAAGTGCTGTGCTTCGTCACGAGCAATAAGTGAAATAATCTTAGCACTGCCTTCCATCATTTTCAATTCGCCAAAGCCGAACGTACAAGCAAATGAAACGTAGAAGCGCAAGCCTTCGAGAATGTTTACATTCATCATAGCAAGGTACATCTTCTTCTTTACTTCACGCATGGATCCTTTTCTATGATGGAACCAGTTGTCACTTGCTTCGTTAAAAGTATCGTAGTTCTTAGTAACTGATACAGCACGCTCAATGATACGATCGTCCTCAAGAATAGTGTCAAGCACTTCGCTTGGATCAGCATAGATGTTCTTCATGATGTGCGTGTAGCTACGTGAGTGGATAGTTTCAAAGAAGTCCCAAGTAACAATACAGCCTTCGAGCTCAGGAATACTCACATGAGGCAAGAAGCTTAGGCACGGGCCTCGGCCTTGTACTGAATCAAGCAGTGTTTGATACTTCAAGTTAGCAGTAAAGATATGTTTCTGCTCGGGTCGGAAGTTTGCGTAATCAGCTCTGTCTTTTTGTAGACTCACTTCCTCTGGCCGCCAAAAGTACCCTAGCATAGTTTGATTAAGTTTATCAAACACAGGGAATTTAAAAACGTCGTAACGCTGAGTGTTTTGCTCTTCACCGAAGAACATGTCTTGCTTTGTGAAGTCTACTTTATTTTGATTGAATACTGTCTTGCTCATGTGTGTTTACCTTTAGATTGCGCAAGCCTCGCAAAGCTCGTCGTCTTCTTCGACTTGGCTCTGCTGTAGCTCAACTGGTTTTGCTTCCTCTTCGGTAAGCTCCGAAGGATCTACTTTATAGTCGTAAGTGTTCTGATAGTAGCTTGTCTTCCAACCTAGCTTGTAAGTTGTCAACAAGTCCTGCATCATAACACTCATTGGCACTTCGTTGTTTTCAAAGTGTACTGGGTTGTAACTCCAGTTCGCAGAAATAGCTTGGTCGAAGAACTTCTGCATTGCCGCAACAATTTTGATGTATCCTTCATTACCTTGCATTTCCCAAAGCAGAGTGTAGTGGTTCTTTAGTGACTGGAACTGTGGTACGATTTGCTTGAGTGGACCTTTCTTGCTCTTCTTTACACTTAGGTATCCACGTGGCGGCTCAATGCCGTTTGTAGCGTTACATACTACGCTGGAGCTTTCACTTGGCATCTGTGCCGACAGTGTACTATGACGTAAGCCCCAAGTAGCAATGTCTTCACGCAGAGCGTCCCAGTCGTGCTGTAGTTCTACTTCGCCGATAGCCTCGTCAACGTCCTTCTTGTAAGTGTCGATTGGAAGGATACCTTTGGAGTACTTTGTACGATCAAAGTATTCACACTCGCCACGCTCTTGTGCTAGTTTGTTAGATGCTTTGAGCAAGTAGTACTGGAAGCTTTCGCTGAGCTTGTGTACCAATTGTGCTGCTTCGTTGTTATCGTAAGACACTTTGTTCTTAGCTAAGAAGTGAGCAAGTCCAACGTAACCAATACCCAACGAACGACGAGCCTTGGTTGAGATCTCAGCAGCCTTTACAGGATACTTCTGATAATCAATGATTTGCTCAAGCGCACGAACTGCTAGTTCACATAGTGCCTCAAGATCGCCAAGGTCGTTAATAAGCCCTACGTTAATAGCACTTAGAATACATAGTGCGATCTCGCCATCTGGATCATCAATATGTCCTAGCGGAGTAGTTGGCAGCGTAATCTCTTGACACAGGTTACTCATAAACACTGGGTCTAAGAAAGAACTGTGAGTGTTTGCGTGGTCTACATTCATGATGTAAATACGCCCGGTCTCAGCACGTTCTTTAATCATCTCAGAAAATAGCTCCATTGCTGGAATTTTCTTCTTTGGAATAGAGCGGCTGTTTTCGTACTTGGTGTACAGTTCTTCAAAATGGTCTGCGTCACCAAAATACGCTTCGTACAAGCCCGGCACGTCGTGCGGGGAGAAAAGTGTAATGTCTCCGCCGCTTAGCAACCGCTCGTACATTGTACGGTTA